AGGTAAAAGAAAAGGTGTATCTTTCTCTACTATGAACAAAGCTAAGAAACGAGATTTCAAAGCATACAAAGGACAAGGTAAATAAATGGGTCAACCAGTTATACGTTCAGGTTTAGATAAACATGCTGGGCATGCCAGTCCTACTCCTAACCCTTTTCATCAAACATCATACACAGGTGGGTCACCTAATGTCAATACTAATGGCGCTGCCACTATTCGTAAAGGTGACGCCACTTCTTGTGGAGACCCTGCTGTAGGTGCAAGTTCTACCGTATTTGTCAATGGTAAAGGTATTCACAGGAGTGGTGACGCAACAGGTGGTCATGGTAGTTGGGTACCAAATAGTGCAACAGGCGGAAGTTCTAACGTAAACGCTGGATAATCTTTATAAATAGTCACATGGCTATTACACAATCAGGTTATAGAGACGCTCAAACTACTAATGCTTCAAATAGAAGTGTTAGATTATATAAGGATTTAGCATTATCTTTTGAGAGAAATGATAATACTAAAGATATAATAGTTAAGAAAGACATAGAGGCAGTAAAACAATCTGTCAGAAATCTTATATTAACTAATCATTTTGAGAGACCTTTTCATCCTGAGATAGGATCAAATGTTAATGCAGTATTATTTGAACCAATGAATCCTATTACAGCAAATAGTTTAACAAGAGTAATAGAAGAAACAATTGTAAACTTTGAACCAAGAGCAAGACTAGTATCTGTTAATGCTATTCCTAATCTGGGACAAAATGCTTACAATGTAACAATAAGTTTTTATGTAGTCAACATACCAGGTGAGTTGGTAGAGTTAACTACACTACTAGAAAGAAGTAGATAATGGCAACGAACAAAAAACTAGAAGTAACAGATTTAGATTTTGATAGTATCAAAACTAATCTTAAAAAATTTTTAAGACAACAAGACCAATTTACTGATTATGACTTTGACGGTTCTACAATCAATACATTGCTTGATGTTCTAGCATACAACACACACTATAATGGTGTTTATGCCAACGTTCTTGCCAACGAAATGTTTTTAGATAGTGCTGACATGAGAAACAGTATTGTCTCACATGCTAAACATGTAGGTTACACACCAAGAAGTGCAACATCACCTTACGCTGATGTAAACTTAGTTGTCAATAACGCTACTGGTTCAACTTTAACTGCCTCTCAAGGTACAACATTTACATCTACAGTTGATGGCACAGCATACACATATATTGTAAAAGAAGATACTACAATTACACCAGTTGATGGTGTTTATACATTTAAAAATTTAAAATTATATGAAGGTACTTTAGTTACAAACAAATATACAGTTAACACTACAGACGCCAATCAACGTTTTTTAATTAAGAATGATATGGCAGACACAACAACTTTATTAGTTAAAGTTCAAAACAGTTCAACTGATACTACTACAACAACACATACATTGTCAACAGACTTAGCAGACGTATCAAGTACGTCAGCAGTTTACTTTTTAGAAGGTGCTGAAGACGAACAGTATGAAGTTATATTTGGTGATGGTGTTTTAGGTAAAGCATTATCAACAGGTAACATTGTTACACTTACATACATAGTTACTAATGGTTCAGATAGTAATGGTGCAGGTTCGTTTGCATTATCTGGTACACTAGGTGGTTTTAGTGATGTAAGTTTAACTGTAAACACAAACAGCGTTAACGGTGCTGACCCGGAAAGTCCGTCAAGTATTCGTTTCAATGCACCAAAACAATTTGCCACACAAAATAGGGCAGTAACGGCGAAAGACTATGAAAGTAAAGTTAAAACAATTTATTCAAATGCTAAATCAGTTCAAGTATGGGGTGGTGAAGATAATGAAACACCCGTTTATGGTAGAGTATATATCTCTATCAATCCTGTTGCTGGTGCTACACTTACAGAAGCAACTAAGTCAGATATTATAACTCAACTAAAAGATTTTAATGTTGCAAGTATCACACCTGTAATTGAGGATCCAGAAACAACATCCGTAGTGCCAACTGTAACAGTAAGATATGACGCTAAGTCAACTACTAACACAGCTGAAAGTATTAAGTCATTGATACAAACAGCAATAACAAATTTCAATACAGATAGTTTACAAGAATTTGACCAAGTGTTTAGACACTCTAAATTTATTGAGACAGTAAACAAATCAGACGATAGTATTTTATCAAACATCACAACACTTAAATTACACAAATCATTTACTGCTACACTAGCAAGTTCAACAACATATACAATTAGTTTTAATAACGCATTGTATAATCCACACTCTGGTCATAATTCAGACATGGGTGGTATATTATCTTCTTCTTCGTTTAAAGTATCTGGTGATACTACAAATAATTATTTTTTAAATGATGACGGACAAGGTAATGTAAGATTGTATTATGTCGCAGGTGGTGTTAATGTTTATACAAACAATACACAAGGTACAATAGACTATACAACAGGAAAAATAACTTTAAATAGTTTACATATTTCTGAGGTTGGTAATGTTGACGGTGCCACTTCTACTACCATTAGACTAACAGTAGTACCTAATTCAGTTGATGTAGTTCCAGTTCGTAATCAAGTTATAGAAATAGATGAAACAAATGCTACTGTGGTTGTAACTGCTGATGATTACGATACAACATCAGGTATAGGATACACAACAGCGACAAACTATGCGAGTTAGTAAATGGCAAAATTTGACAAAAAAATAAGTAACTTAGTTTCACGCCAGTTACCTGCCCATATACAGGCAAATCACCCACTATTAGTAGAGTTCGTAAAACAGTATTATGTTTTTATGGACTCAGCACAAATCACTTTATCAAGTGTAACTGCTAGTGACCAAATATTACTAGAAGCTGCAACTGGTGGGTTTGTTGCCTTAAATGCAACTAACGAATTTGGTAAAGATGATGGTGATTATATTCTTAGTGAACAAACAAGTGTAGGTGAGTTTACAAAAGGTGAAACTATTACTGGTGCCACTTCAGGTCAAACGGCAACTATACTTGCTGAAGATACAGACGCATTAAAATTATACGTTACAGAAAATAGTTTATTTGTAACAGGTGAAACTATAACAGGTAGTTCATCTGGTGCTCAAGGTATTATATCAAAGTATAGACCAAACCCTAACGCACACTTAACACAACTATTAGAGTATGCAGATGTCAACGATACTATAGATGATTTCTTTACACAATTTAGAAATGCATTTTTACAAACTATACCAAATACACTTACAAGTGGTTTAGATAAAAGACAACTAACAAAAAATATTATATCATTATACAAAGCAAAAGGTACAAAAGCGGCAAATGAAATATTTTTCCGTGCCTTGTTTAATGAAACTCCAGAATTATATTACCCTACAGTAGATATGATGAGAGTATCAGACGGTAACTTTGATACTGAACAAATACTTAAAGCAACACTATCAGCACCGTCTAATGGTAACATGAACAATCTAGTAGGTAAAACAATTACTCAAACTGATATTGTAGGTAACTCTACAGTTGATAGTGCAAGTACAGTTGTTGAGAAAGCAACCATATCAAATATTTCTTTAAATGGTGTAACACATGACGTTGCTACATTTGTTTTAAATAAAGATAGTACGTCTGGTTCATTTTCAAGTAGTGGAGGTGACGGATTAGTTTTAGATACGGCTGCTGATGAAAATGATAACATAATTTTAGATGGTACAGATAGTTCATCTACAAATGCAGGTGATAGATTAATACAAAATACTAAATCAGTATTCACTGGTGTGGATAATACAGACGAAGACGTTACTATAGAATGTAATATTGAAAGTATATTAGATAACGTTACAGTAAATACTGGTGGTCAATATTATTCTGTAGGTGAAAATATAAACTTTACAAAAGAAAAAGGTGGCACAGGTGCCATTGCACAAATAGAACAAGTAACATATGGTGTTATTGATAGTGTACAAATAGAAAATGGTGGTTCAGGTTACGAAGTAGGTGACGCATTATCAGTTACAAATCCTACAAGTGGTGAGGGTCTTGCAGGTACAGTTGCAGTTGTCAATGGTGGTTTTACTTTAGAAGGTGATACACATGATGACGGTATTCTTTTATTAGAACAAGGTACAGATTTTCAACTTGTTATGGAAGCAGCGACAAACAGTTCTTCAAATGATATAACAAGAATTAGATTGTCAAATAAAGGTGGTGGTTATCTATCATTACCTACAGTAGCAGTAACTTCATCTAGTGGTTCAAGTGCTCTCGTATATCCTGTATCTTCAAGTGTAGGTAAAGCATTATCTGCTAAAGTTATTGACCATGGATTTAGATACGAGACACCACCTGAAGTATCGCCAAAACTTCATATACAAATAGATACACTATCAAGTAACTTTACGTCTGGTGAAACAATCACAGCTTCGTCTGAGGATTATATTGCATTAGAGGCATATGAACAAATAGATTTCCCAATATTACTAGAAGACTTTAGACAAGCAGTAATTAGATTAGAAGATTTTGAAAGAGGTGACTTAGTTACGGAAGATGGCGAACAATTTGCATTAGAAGAATTTGTAACAGACGCCGTACCAGAAAGTGCAAGTCCAGATTTCTTACGAGACGAAACAGATAACGACAGAATTGTATATAACGAATATGTATTAAAAGATAATACAGATTATATTGTGTTGAATGGCACAGATGGTTCATCTACAAATGCAGGTGGTAAAATACAAAGAGACGACCAAGTATCAGCGTCAGGTAGTTTTGAAACTTTTGACGCAGCTACAAACATTCTTACACTAAAAGAAGTTACAGGTACTTTTGATGATAAGGTTACAATCACAGGTTCTACATCAACAGAAACGGCAAGAGTAAGAAATCATAATCCACAAGATACAAAAGCAACTATGACTGCCACAGTAGGCACTGCCATAGAAACAGATGGTAGTAATACAGGTGTTGATGGACAGTTATCAGAAAGTACAAAGAAAGTACAAGACAGTTTATACTACCAAGATTATTCATACATTATTAAAGTTGGTGAAAGTATAGGTGAATGGAGAGATTATCTTAAATCTGCCATACACCCTGCTGGTTTTTATTTCCAAGGAGAAGTTGCAATCAAAACACAATTGAATGCTAAGATGAAAACTGGATATACTAGAATATCCGGTCTTACTGAAACAGATGAAGTTGTTGAAATACTATCTGTTATCTTTAGTGAGAAGATTGGTAGAAGACTTGGTACGCCAACTGATGGTACAAGTTTAAGAAGTACACCTCAATTAGGTATAGAGGGTAGTGCCTCATTTGGTACTACAAGAGACGTTACACTTAATCAGGCGATTACAATTAAAACAAATCAACAAAGAGCACAACAATTTAGGTCTACAGATATTGAACAAGGTCTAGTATATGCAGGTCCTCGTATGAAAACTATAGGTAATTTAGTCTCAGGTGCATTTGACCATACACCAGATAGAATGTTATTAAATGGTACTGATGGTTCATCCACACATGGAAATGACGGATTAATATTAGAAGACGGTGGAGATATGAAACAAGAATTAGGTCTACGAGATATGGATAGTGGTATCACAATTGCTACTATAAATAGTATTAAATTAACAGGAACAGGTAGTACATCATTTGATGGTGAGGCAAATAATCTAAGTGACTTCAAAACAGGTCTTAAAACCAACTTTACTATACCTGCCCAAATAAAAACCTCATTAAGTTAAAGTGAGTGTATAAATAGTTTATGACGGAGAAAAAATGCCAGCAATAATAACAAAAGATTTCAGAATACAAAATGCTAACCAGTTTAGCGAGAGTTTTGGCGAGAGTGCAGATACATATTATCTTGCAATAGGTAGACCACAAGCGTTTGCCAATGACCAAGCATTCAATGATGGTACAGATACATCACCTCCAACACCAGTTGATAGTGTAGGTAGTGTAGATTACTATGTTTATGATGATTTAATGAGTGCAAAGAAGATTACAAGTTCAAATGTATCAGCAGTAATACCAAGAAGAAACTGGACAACTGGTACAACTTACGACTATTACAGACATGATTATGGAGAAATAAACTCCGCTGGTACAGCAATTGCTGCTAACTCAGGTGCAACAACTTTACATGACGCAACTTTTTATGTAATGAATAGTACCTTTGATGTTTACAAAGTTATAGACAATAATGGTAACTCTGCTTCTACAGTAGAACCATCTGGTAATAAAACAACTAGTGTGTTCTCAACTGGAGATAGTTACAAATGGAAATACATGTACACACTAACTGCTTCTGAACAAGCAAACTTCATGTCAACAGATTTTATTCATTGTTCAACTGAAAGTACAGACTACTCAACTACTGCTGGTGCAATAGAACATGCTAAAGTAACGGCAGGTGGGTCATCAGGTACTAATGGTACATACACTAACGTTGATATTCGTGGTGATGGTTCAAGTGGTAAAGCAACAATAGTTATAGGTTCAAATGCCGTAACAAGTGTAACAATTACAACTGCTGGGTCTGGTTATACATACGCTTCTGTTAAAGCAAGTGATATTGGTAACGTATCAGGCGCAGATATAGATTTTATAATTTCACCTCCAGGCGGACATGCAACAGATGTTGTCGCTGAGTTAGGTGGATTCTTCGTAATGATGAATGTTGACTTTGCAACTAGTGAAAGTGGCGAGTTCAATACATCAAATGATTTTAGAAGAATTGCATTATTAAGAAACCCAACTGATAGTACAACAGGTGCAACAGCAACTGCTTCAACACTTGACGCAACTAAATCAATTACTTTCTCTGGCACGCCAGGTAGTTTTCAAGCAGATGAAAAGATTACACAAGCAAGTACAGGTGCTGTAGGTTATGTTGTTGACTTTAACTCTACAACAAAAGTTTTAAGATACATACAACCACAGTTTGCAAACCAAGGTATTGACACAAACCAAAACGCAACGGCTTTCTCTGGAACGAATACAGTAACAGGCGGTACTTCAAGTGCAACAGGTACACCAAGTTCACATGACGTTACTCCTGAATTAACGGCAGATACAGGTGATATTCTGTATATTGAAAACAGAAAACCTATTAGCCGTGCTTCAGACCAAACGGAGAATGTAAAGTTAATAGTAGAGTTTTAGGAGATTTAAATGGCAACAAACTTTAACGTCTCTCCTTACTTTGATGACTTTTCAGAGGCAAAGAATTTTCATAGAATATTATTTCGTCCTGCTTTTGCAGTCCAAGCAAGAGAGTTAACACAACTACAAACTATCTTACAAAACCAAATTGAAAGATTTGGTGAACATATGTTCAAAGATGGTAGTATGGTAATACCAGGTGAGATAGCACTTAACACAAAATACGAATACGTTAAGTTAGCAAGTCATTCTACAGCAACAGTTTCTAATCTACAAGATTTAACTATAACAGGTTCTACTTCAGGTATTACAGCAACAGTTGTAAACACAACTGAAGCAACATCAACAGCAGCTGCAACAGTCTATGTTTTATATACTGCCTCAGGTACAGACAATGCAACTAAAAGATTTACTGAGGGAGAAACTTTAACATTTACATACAATAGCACATCTTCAACGGCAGTTGTAGGTACTTCAGGTACTTCGTTACCAACAGATAGTAACGCAATTGGTTTTGCTAGTTCAGTAAATGTTCAAGCAGGTGTATATTTTATTAATGGTTTCTTTGTTAAGAATACTGAACAGACTTTAATACTAGACCCATATTCAAACACACCAACATATAGAGTTGGTTTCAATGTAACAGAAAGTTTTGTTACACCGTCAGACGATAGTTCATTAAATGATAACGCAGCCGGTTCATCTAACGTAAATGCTCCTGGTGCTCACAGATTTAAAACATCATTAACGTTAGTTAAAAAACTTATAACTGAAACAGATGATGAAAACTTTGTAGAGTTACTAAGAACAGGATCAGGTAACGTTGAAACAATTGTACAAAGAACAGATTACAATATACTAGAAGAAACATTAGCAAGAAGAACGGCAGATGAAAGTGGCGATTATGTTACTAAATCATTTGACATAGACGTAAGAGAACATAAAAATGACGGATCAAATCGTGGTATATATTCTGCTGATGGTTCAAGTTTATATAATGGATTAAGTTCAGCTAACTCAGAAGCTAGATTAGCAATTGGTTTATCTCCTGGTAAAGCATATGTTCAAGGTTACGAAATAGAAACAACAGGACAAAAATTTGTTACAATAGAAAAAGCAAGAGACTTTGATACGCTACAAAACTCTACAGCAAGATTAGCAATAGGTAATTTTGTTGATGTAACAAACGTACATGGTACGCCAGATATAGGAACAGTATCAGGTGAAACAGAAGCGTTTAAAGAATTACAATTATTTAAAAATTCAAATGTTGCCAGAGGTACAAACCTATCTACAACTAACGTTGATGTAGAACAAATTGGTAGAGCAAAACCTAGATACTTTGAATATAAATCAGGTACTGCTGGTGCAACACTAACAAACACATCTTCAATTTATAAATTAGGTTTATTTAATGTTGACATGTTTACACACATTGGTGTCACAAGTTCAGTTGAGTTTGATACAGGTGAAACTCTAACTGGTGGTACTTCAGGTGCAACTGGTGTTGTAGAGGCAATATCATCTAACACATCAACGGATCCTGACCAGTTTATAACTGAGGACGGATTTAACCTTGTTGATGAAACAGATGGTGATGATTTAATTTTAGAACAATCTGTATTTACAACAGTTGTATTAAGTAACGTATCAGGTTCTTTCGCAACTTTAGAAACTATAACAGACGAAAGTTCAAATAGTGGCGTAATAATAGCAAACACACCAGAAAGAAAAGGTGTAACTGAATTTGATTTTGCACAAGTTAAGTCAGTTGGTATGACTGGTTCGCCAAACTTTACTGCTGATACAGTATTGACAGCTACAGCTGCAAATGAAAAAGATGAAAGTAACGTAACTATAGGCGGACTAATTAATATAGACGCAAACTCAAACGTAGTAAAAGGTAACAATACAGAATTTAATTCAGACTTAAAAGTTGGCGACAACATTGTGTTTGAAAATAACAATGGTAATCAACAAAGTAGATTTGTTGGTGCAATTGCAAATGATAAATCAATAACATTAACAGAGGCTGTAACAGTTGCTGTAACATCAGCGTCAACACAAAGAAGAAGAACAAAATTACAAAACATTAATACTACTTCTCTAGTATATAAATTACCTGAGAACGTTATCAAAACATTAAAGACTACAGACAATGCAGGTATCACAGATACAAGTCATAAAGTTAGAAGACAATTTGTTGAAACTTTATCATCATCTGGTGTTGCTACATTCTCTGCCGGTGCAAACGAAACATTTGACGCACACTCAGAAGCAGATTACACATTATCAATAATGACTGCTGGTGCAAGTGCAGGTGCTATAGGTGATATAGTAAGTTTAGCAGGCAATAACCATGAAGGTGACGCCGTATTCTCATTAACTGGTAGTCCATCAGGTCGTCAAGTACAAATAGATTTAGGTGCTAACTATGCAACTGCTAAAGTTAAATTAATTGCAACAATAACTAAATCAATTGCAGGTGAGAAAACAAAAGCATTAGTTTCAGACCAAACACAAACAGTTCAAACACAAGCATTAGCTGAAGAAAAAACAATTAGTTTAGGTAAAGCAGACGCATTTGCTTTAACAACTGTTCACATGTCACCTAACTTTAGTACAAACGCAACAACAAGTCATACAGATATTACAGATAGATTTACATTAGATACAGGTCAAAGAGATAGTTTCTATGACATTGCTAGAATAGTAAGAAAAGACGGCGCTCAACTACCAACAGGTAGATTGTTAATTACTTTCCAATTCTTTACACACGGTACAGGTAACTACTTCTCAGTAGATAGTTATTCTGGTGTTATAGATTACGAAAACATTCCTTCTTTTGATAGTCCAACAAAAGGTAGAATAGAATTAAGAGACGCATTAGACTTTAGACCTAGAGTAGCGGATGATAGTGAAGTTGTAGGTTATGGTAATGTAGATAGTATTGGTGCAAAAAATTATATTGGAGGCGGTGCTTCAACAGTTGATATACCAAAACCTAGTTCAGACGCAACACTAGACTTTGAATTTTATTTAAGTAGAATAGATGGTATCTTTGTAACTAAAGACGGTCTATTTAAACAAGCAAAAGGTACTCCAGCAATTGATCCTCAAAAAGCAGAAACAATTGATGACGCAATGCCTTTATATTATCTAAATTTACCACCATATACTTTTTCTACAGATGATGTAGGAGTAACAGTAGTTGATAATAGAAGATACACAATGAAAGATATTGGTAAGTTAGAACAAAGAATTAAAAATATAGAATACTATACTCAGTTATCTCTACTAGAACAACAAGCAGTTAATACACAAATACAAGACGCAGCTACAGGTTTAGATAGATTTAAAAATGGTATTGTAGTAGATAGTTTCAAAGGTCATAATGTTGGTGATACTTTATCAAGTGAATATAGATGTTCAGTTGATATGTCAGAAGGTGAGTTAAGACCAGAACATAATACAAACGTTGTAAAACTTATTGAGTTAGCCGCAAATGATACAGACGCAGAAAGAACAACTGCTGGTTATCAAAAAACAGGTGACTTAATAACTTTACCATTTACTCATTCTAAGTTAACTGAAAATCCTTATGCAACTAAATCAGTTAACTGTAATCCATTCTTAGTATTTCAATATCAAGGTGATATTGCATTAACACCAGATGTTGATGAATGGTACGATACAACTAGAAGACCTGATTTAATTGTAAACGATAATAACTTATTTGATACAATGACTAATCTTGCAGGAACAAATAACAATTTAGGTACAGTTTGGAATAACTGGCAAACTAACTGGTCTGGTCGTTGGGCAAATACAACTTCAATAGCAAGACGAGAAGGTGGAAATATTAATACAACTACTACTACAGTAGGCGGAGATGTTACAACAAGAAGTAGAACAGGTATTACTAGAGAAATTTCAGGTTCAAATGTTGTAAGACAATCTTTTGGTGAAAGAATTGTTGATGTTGCGTTCATACCTTTTATTCGTTCTCAAACAATTTCATTCACAGGTACAAGATTAAAACCAAACACAAGAGTTTATCCTTTCTTTGATAATGTTAATGTATCAACACATGTAACACCATCTGGTGGTGTATTAGGTGGTAACTTAGTTACTGGTGCAACAGGTACAATTGAAGGAACATTTACAATACCAAATACAGCAAGTGAAAGATTTAGAACAGGTGATAGAATATTCAGATTAACAAGTTCATCAACAAATGCAACAGATGAGGATTCTGTTGATACTTTTGCTCAAGGTACATATACTGCTCGTGGTTTACAAACAACGACACAAGAAACAGTACAGTCAACTAGAGTACCAATTATTGCTACACAAACTGTAAGTGAAACAGATATAAGAAGAACAACAGATACTTTTGGTATAACACAAACGTCAGTTAGTGCAAATCCAGATCCATTAGCACAAACATTTAGTGTTGAAGAACCTAGTGGTGTATTCTTATCTAAAGTTGATATATACTTTGAAGAAAAAGATGATACAGTTCCAATTAAAGTTTATCTAGTAGAAACTATTAATAGTAGACCTGGTCAAAGAATACTTCCTTTCTCAGAGGTTACGCTTCAATCAAGTGAAGTTCTTACAAGTGCAACTGCTTCAACAGCAACAGTTGTAACATTCCCATCTCCTGTATATTTACAAGGTGGTAAAGAATATGCAATCATATTAAAACCTAACAGTCAAAAATATAAAGCATGGGTAAGTAGATTAGGTGATACAGATGTGGGTGGTACAAGACGAGTAACACAACAACCTTTATTTGGTTCTTTATTCCGTTCTCAAAATGCAAAACTGTGGACAGAAGACCAAATGGAAGATTTAAAAATTACTTTATACAAAGCTGCATTTGATACAACTACAAACGGTACATTGTCATTAACAAATGATGATATTGAAACTAAGACACTTGATAACAATGCTATTGAAACAAATGCTACTGCCGGTTCAGGTACAACATTTGGTGGCAACCCAGCGATAATTAAAATCAATCATCAACATCACGGCATGAATGATAATAAACCAAGTAAGGTTACAATCTCTGGTCTTGGTGGTTCAACTGACTATAATGGTATTCAAGGTAGTGTAATTAATGGTACACATGATATCGCTAATGCAACTGAGGACAGTTATACAATTACATTAACTGGTGATACAGCAACATCAACTGGTAGTGTTGGTGGTTCAACTATAGTTGCAACACAAGATAGAGCATTTGAAAGTGCTATGCCTAAAATTGGTATGATGAATTTCCCAGATACTACTACGGAACATAAAATTAAAACTACTTCAACAACATCAATAGATGGTACAGAAGCGTCATATTCAACTGATAGTGCATTTACAAGTATTGTACCAAATGAAAACTTTTACTTTACAAGTGCTAGAGCAGTTGCAAGTTCTATAAACGAAACAACTCACTTATCAAGTACAAAATCTTTATTCTATGATATTGTATTACAAACGGCAAATGCTAATGTATCTCCTGTGATTGACTTAGCAAGAACAAATATTTTCTGTACACATAACAGATTAGATAATCCAACTTCTAGTAATAGAACAGGATTTGTTGCAGAAACAGACCCAACTGGTGGTAGTGCGGCTGCTAAATATATTACAAAAGAAATTTCTTTAGAAAACCCAGCAACAGCAATAGATATTAGAATAGCTGCTAGTGTTTTCCCAACATCTTCAATTGAAGTGTTTAGAAAAGTTAAGTTTGAAGGTGATGATAGACAAATGAAAGATATACCTTATGTACAAATGACACAAAACAATACAGCTGTAAGTGCTGAAGGTAGAAGTCAATCACCATACAATGCAGGATTTAAAACTGATTTTGCTGACTTTGAGTTTAGTGAAGAAGGTATTAATGAGTTTGCAACATTCAAAATTAAAATAGTTATGAAAGGAACTAACCCAGCATATCCTCCACGTCTAACAGATATGAGAGCGATTGCGTTAGCAGTATAATATGGCATATTTAAAAGTAGAAGGTCATCAACATATTGTAAGAGATACAAGTTCTAATGGTATAATAAATACTGATAAGAATGCTTATCAAATACATATAAAACGTATTAAAGAAGCAAGACAATCTAGTAACGATTTAAGAAATGCGGTAAGAGATATAAATAATTTAAAACAAGAAATGTCTGAAATAAAAGGACTTTTATTAAAACTGGTAAAATAATATGGCAGCAAGACAAGTAGCAGCAACGGCAACGATAGAACAATTAAGAACAACTTTTAATACTCTATCAGCAACAGACTTTGGCGATATATCTGCCTTAAATTCATCTATTAGTGCAAGTAACCTTGTAGCGGCGATGAACGAGTTAGAAGGTGAAGTAACTCCTTTCTCAGCAGCTTTCGTTGCAACACAAACAGATTTAGGTGCCGCTCCAGCAACT